CCAATACTTTCGACCTTGCCTATTATTGGCTAAACTGAGTAATGCATTACCTTCTTTATACATTTGTATATCTTCTAATGATAATGATTCTTTATCTAACAATTTTGTTAGTTCTTCTGTTAAAAAATCCATTCTACCCAAAATCCCCTTATCGCTATAATTGGAATAAAGGTTGTCAGCAGCCCCACCTCTCAATCTTTTTGATAATTTTCTTTTTTTATTTTTCATTCTTTTTTTTGATAATTTTCTTTTCCGAGGTTTAAACTGTTTTCTAGATTTTAATGAACGCATTTATAATATAATATCAGAAAATAAATTTAACTGACTATTTCACTTCTAATGTCTTGTCTACAATTAGGACATTTAATATTATTTTCAAACCACTTATCAGCACATTCTACATGAAATATATGTTTACATTTTGTTATTTCGCGTATTATTTGTCCATTCTCTATATTTTCTAAACATATAGAACATTTAGGAACGTCTTCTACATCTCCCTCTTCTCCCTCTTCTCCATCTTCTCCATTTTCTAAAGAATATAATTTAATTTTGGTATTATTAAATATATTGTGATGACTTATAACTATATTTTCTTCTTCTTCAGTAGGATTAACACCCATTACAGATATTTCCATATTACCTATTCCATATCCCGAAGGTAGTTCATTGCGAAATAAGGATGAAAAAAAAGAATTTAATGAATCTCTAGAACGCGATGAAGTATTAGTATTTTGTGTAGTTGTAGGTGTAGCTGTAGCTGTAGTTGTAGGTGTAGTTGTAGAAGCAATATCAGGTATAGATGTTGTATTTGTAGGGAATGATCTAGTAGTAGGCATTCTACTAGAGGTAGAAGTACGTGGTGTATATAATGGAGATGGTGTGGTAAATGTAGGTGTCATAGGATTAAATAAGTTTGAACGATATCTAGGCATTTGTCTTAATTCATTTAATAATATTTGTCGTTGATTCATTAACATAGAATTACTTAAAATATTCAATGTTGAATAAATATTAGAAATATTACTATTAATTCTAGAAATATTAGTATTTATCATCGATAAATGATTTAATTCATCTTGATCGCTCATATAGTATAATTGTATTATTTTTATTTAAAGCTTTTTTCTTAAATACTTATTAATTATAATTAATAAATGTCAGATAATTTAGGTTTATGTGGTTTTAAAAATTTTGGCAATACTTGTTGGTTAAATAGTTCAATACAATGTTTATTAAAAACAATTCCTATGACTAAAACCATGTATAAAGACATTAAAAATGATTCATTATTAACTAAAGAATGGATGCGTTTAGTAAATGGTGTTTATGAAGAAAACTGTATTATTACACCATTGAGTTTTTTAAAAGGAATTATTGTAACATCTAATAAGCATGGATATATGTTTAATTTCAATAGACAAAACGATGTTCAAGAATTTTTGGTATTTTTTATAGATACTATGCATGAAGAATTAAAAAGAAAAGTAAATATAACAATATCAGGGAAAATTGTAAATGAATTAGATAAAATGGCATATGATGCTATGAAAGAATGGAAAAATTATTTTAAAAATAATTACTCAAGTATTATTGAATTATTTTACGGACAATTAGTTTCACATATTAAAGCAATAGATGAGGATATCCATTCATATACTTATTCTCCTATATGTACATTTAGTTTACCTATAAAATTAGAAGAAGATAGTAATATTTATGATTGTTTTGATTTATTTACTAAAACACAAATATTAGATGGGGAAAATAAATGGAAATATGATAAAAATAATAAATATTATGATATTGAAAAGAGTTTAATGATATGGAANTTTCCNAAAATTTTAATAATTCATTTAAAAAGATTTACAAATAANGGTAAAAAAATNGNNAATTTAATTGATTTTCCNATAGATANATTAGATTTAACAAANTATTGTGTTGGTTATGATAAAAAAAACTCATTATTTTCTTTAGTNGGNATTTGTAATCATATAGGAACATTAAATTCNGGTCATTATTATTCATATTGTAAACAAAATANTCAATGGTATAANTTTGATGATACAAATGTATCAAAAATCAATNANGANGATATAATTACTCAACATGCATATTGTTTATTTTATAAAAAAATAGAATAAAATTAAATATTTTATTATATTATAAATGAGAAATAATAGTTCTATTTTTGTATTAGTAATTTCATTATTTATTATTATTTTTATAATTATCTCATATTTTGTATTATCAAATTCTATTTTTAAATCTAATATACCTGAAATTAATTATATTGAAACAGATAATTCATTAGAATATGATTTACAAGATAATTTACAAGATAATAATGTTAACTTAATAGACGAAATAGGTGGATCTAATAATCTAACATTTTTAGAAGAGCAGGGATTATCTGATTATATTAATGCTAATAATGATAATGATAATATGGGATCTGATGAAAATGAAGTATTTCATTTAAGAGATAATATTTATAATTATGATGAAGCTAAAGCAGCATGTAAAGCATATGATTCTAGACTAGCAACATTAAAAGAAGTAATAAATTCATATAAAAACGGATCTAATTGGTGTAATTATGGTTGGAGTCAAGATCAGTTAGTTTTATATCCAACACAAACGAATTATTGGAAAAAATTACAAGAAAATACATCTACAAAAAAAAAATGTGGAGTTCCAGGTGTAAATGGTGGATATTTTCATAATCCATATTTTGAGATAGGTGCCAACTGTTATGGTGAAAAACCATCTGAACCAAATAGTAGTAAATTTATAAAAAACCCACCAACTGATTTAGAACTTATGACAAAAAATTTTAAAGATTTAATTGATGTTAATAAATTAAAAGTAGCTCCTTTTAATGAGTCAAAATGGAGTCAATAAATATATATATTATAATAAAACTAATAAATATATATATAGTTGTTTTAATAACATTAATAGAATCTTTATTTAGAAACGTTTTTTCTAATTCTTTTATATCTATATAACTAACCATAATTTAATTTTAAATTAACAAAAAAATTGATAATCAATTTTTTTAAAAAAAGTAATATTATTAAATAAATGATTCCAATTAAAATTCCGATTCATATTCCAACATTATATATTGATAATTTATTTGGTAAGATAGGATATATTGATTTTATTAAACCTAAACAACTTACATCATCAATAATGAAAGGTATTGATTCAATTAATCGAAGATTTATAGTTATTAAAATGAATATTGATAATAAACATTTATTTCAAACATTTTTCAACGTTCATTCTGATTGTGAAGGATTATGGATAGGTGCTGGTCTTATTGGTATTCATTTAATTTGTGCTAGAGTTGTAATGACAGATTTTCAATTTAAATTAATTGAAGATATAATTAATGATAAAGTAATTAAAATAGAAGAAAAACATAATCCAAATATTGATTCTTTTATTGGGAAATATGTTTCTAATGAAAAAATTTATAACGCCTGCTTAAAAATCCAAAAAGCATGGCGTTTATGTAGATATAATCCTAATTATAAAATGTGCGAAATAGTCCAAATGAATAATTATAAAGATATTGTGAATAGTTATATTTAATCTCTAACAATTTCTAAATATTCACCAGTTAAAGTATCACATTTATATGTAGGATCTAAATTATTATATAATGATGGTTCTTGTATTTGAGATTCATTTTCAAAATCAGGTTCATAAACTGGGTTATGAATTGAAAGATGGTTTTGTATTGGTAATTTTTTTTTTATACATTTATTTATTAATGTTATAAACATAACTAGAATTAATAATGAACATATACTACCAATTATAATTATAATAATTCTATATGGTTTGTCTATTACATTGTTGGTATTTACATTATTTACAATTATATTATTCTTGGTTGTTGTGGTTGAAGTTAAACTAGTTGTTGTGGTTGAAGTTAAACTAGTTGTTGTAGTTAAAGTTAAACTAGTTGTTGTGGTTGAAGTTAAACTAGTTGTTGTGGTTGAAGTTAAACTAGTTGTTGTGGTTGAAGTTAAACTAGTTGTTGTGGTTGAAGTAGTATCAAAATAATTATTTTTAACCATAAAAAAGCTGTTTTTTTCAAATGAGTTTTTATAATTATCAAATAAATTACCTATTATATTATTTTCTGAATACGATATTGAATGACATTCAGTCATTGAATTACAAGTATCTACTAAGTTATCTAAACAATTTAAGTCACACGTAGTATTACTATTAATTATAGATTCGCTTAATCCATTATAATCAGGGATTAATGTATAATTAGGAAATATATGTTGTTGTATTCCATATTCACAACCATGTATACATAAGTCATGTTTAAATACATAATCATCATTTAAACCCAACTGATTTGAACAATTACAAGCATTTGTTTCTTCAAAAATACTACATCCTTTAGAACACGAATTATAATCATCTTCATTTAATAAATTAAAATCACAATAAGTATTGCACGATAAATCATAATGACAATCATTAATAAATAATATGAGTTCTTTTTTAGGAACATTAATATTATAAGCAAATGATGGTAAATATATACTACTATTATATGCCCCAATTCTTATTATATTTAATGCTTCATCAAAATTTTTTCCAAAAAAATCTAATTTAATATAATTAACTGGTAATTCATAGTTAATATCTTGTAGATCATACATATTGAATTTAATTGAACTATTTAGTAAACCTAAATATTTAAAATTTTGTTTATCATGGCTTACACTTATATTAGCTTCAGTTGAACTATTTGTTTCTAAAATATCTATAACTAAATCATATCCATCTTTATTAATTATAGATTCATCAATAAAAATAGCTTCAAGTGAATTATTTGGATAAAAAGACATAAATGTTGAACTATCATTTGCTATAATAAAACTAAAATTATTATTTTTAATTTTATAATGTGAATTATTAACATATCCACCATATGAATGTCCATGATGTTTATAACGAATTATGTTATCAATATAACCATCACCTTTTATATTATTATCACCAATCATAAAACTACCATTAATTCCTGGATAAAATTGTACGCAATTATTTGCTAAGTTTTGTCTAACTAAATAAGTTCCAGCAGTTATGTTATCAAATACAAATTTTTCTTTATTATTACCAATAATCCAAGGTTCATCTATATCTAAAATACCATTATGATTTATATCTAAATATAAAGTTACATTCATAATTGGTTATTATTTGAGAAGGTATTAGAATCCCATATAACACCTGATATAGAATGATTTTCTAATGTATACATCCAATGATTTATTTTTAAAATACTATTACTATTTTCTGTTACTTTTTTATTACCTTCTATATTTGATAATAAATTACAATAATAATCATTATCAT